TTCTCCAAGATGGCCAAGGATTCCCTGGCGACGATGGAACAGGTGACGAGTGTGTTGCTCATTGCGTTTCCTTATGAAATGAAAGTTATCGCGCCCAACGTGCGCCTTGTTTGGCCCGCATGGCTCGGTACTTCGTGGCTCATCTTCGCCGGGTCACCCGGAATGGTAGCGGATGACCGAGTAGTTTTGGCCGGAGCCGGTGGAGCAGTGCGGGTAGTTCCAGGTGAGGACTTTTCAAGCGCAGCCTCGATGCGACCAATTTCGCGTGCAGCAGCCAGCGGGCTGAGTCGATTCAGCTTCTCCGCAAGTGCCGGGTTCTTCGCAAGGTGATACGCGACTTCCGGCCCGCGGTCGGAAGTCAGGATGGCATCGGTGACGTAGGGGGCAACAACCGTGTCGGCCCCTCCCATCACCTCGTCATAGTCAGGGATTTCTTTTCGCACCGCCTCCTGCTTGCCCGCCCAGCCCCTGGCCAACTCCATGGCCTCGGCTTGTTGGCGCTCTTGAGCAGTAGCGGCGCGTTGGTGATGCACTACTTCGGCGATCTTCTGGCTGGTCTTCCAGTCAGTCAGCGCCTCGACATAGGTTTCGTAGTCAGTAAAGTCCGCAAGGTTTGGTTTAGCTGCCGGTTCACTAGCAACTTGCTCAGGTACTGGCTGAGCCTGCGGGGTTCTTCCCTCCGCAATGCCCCTCCAATAGGCTGCGTCGCGCTCGGCATCATACTTTGCCTTCGTGATCTCGTTGATGCGTTGTTGAGCAGACTTCTTGCCCTTCTGAGGCTCAGGCTCGTGCCCTTCCTCAACCTGCTCCGGCTCCTGGGTCTCAGGTTCCTGTACTTCCGGCTCCTGGGTCTCTGGTTCTTGTACTTCGGGTTCTTGCACTTCTTCAGTCATGGTATTCTCCACGGGGCCTATTGCGCTTGTTGTCCCTGCGGGCCAGCAGAGGAAGCGGGGGGTGAATCGTTTTCCTGCATGTCTTGCGCTACGTCAGCCGACAGGGCCGGAGGGGGTTGCATGGCCTGGAGGGTCATAGCCAGCCAGCCCTTGAGCTCTTCAACGTCCATCTTGGTAGAGTTATTCATCTTGGCGATCTCAATTTCCTTCTGAGCCTTGATGAGCTCCAGCCTGGTACCGTTCTGAGCTTCCTGCAGTTGCTGTTCCAACTCCTGAATATGGTTGGCCGCCTGATCCATGACCTGCTTGACTTCCGGGGGAAGTTGTTGACCCTGACCATCTTCGGCAAGCAGCGCAGGCGGTATGGTCTTGCGTATGCGGTCAGCGATCTTCGAGGCCCCGGGCCAGTCCATGGACTTCACCACCTCGTCCCCGGCCACGTCCATGAGCTTGGGCCAACTTCCACTGAGCTCCATCATAGCTGCCCTGGACTCATCCCTCAACGACGAGAAGCTCGGGCCAGACTGAACGATGACGTCGTACTTGCCAACAGTAACGTCGTTGATCACCTGTTGGACCGCCTGTATGGTGCCCTGTTCGTCCTGAGTAAGTTGAGCTGGTCCCGGCTGGTTGATCTTGGCGTGGCTGATCTTGTCATCTTTGCCGATGATGCGGACGATCCTGGGCCCTGAATACACCTTGGGGATCATATTGACCAAGCACTTACCAGCGTGACGTACCGTTCTGCTGAGGTTGTCGATATAGTGGAAGTTGGACAGATCGCCCTGCTTCTTGCGCGAGTTGATCGCCAGTCCACTGGTCTCGTTCCCTCTGGCTCCCAGTGAGGCGTCGTAGATGCCCGTGACAGCCTTGATCTCGTCCGAGGCATGCATCGCCATCTGCAAGACGCCCTGGGGCACATCGGCCATAGGCTGGCGCTGCGGAGGCGGAGCCAGTACGCCGTTGACGGTCTTGGGCTTGTACTCCAGGTAGGAGAACGTCCTGACGTTGGCCTGACGCCATTCTTCCTCGTGTCCTGCGAACTGACCCTCAGCCCCAATGTAAGGGGACTTGGGTCGCATGCTGACTTCTTCCGTGGCCGACGTCATCCAGAAGTCGTACATCATGGCAGAGTCTTTGGAGTCTCTGATGATGCCGGAGTAGGTCACCTTGCCGTCAATATCCAGCTCGGTGCCGATCACCAGAAACACAGGAATGAAGTCGCAGGGGATTTCCGTTTCTTCCAGGACGTCAGTCAGACGCGGCTCATACTTGATGGGGTTGGCCTTCCCAGGAACCTTGTCGTCAAACCCGGCCAACTTCCTCCACATGACCTTGCGCTTGAACGACGGGCGCTGCTGTACAATCTCCACGCCAGGGGGCAGCTCCACCAGATCGCTCTTGAATCCAGTCTCGCCGTTGGACAGCTTGATGAGGGTGTCGGGAGCTTCTTCAATGCTGTAGTACTCAAGGATGACCACTTCCTTCTCGTCATCATCGTCAATAGCGCTGAGGGTGGCCGCCTCAGACTTGGGGTACTCCTGCTTCAGCTCTCTGCGAGTCATGGAGGACTCTACAAAGCAGTACCGCATATCGCTACCGTCTGGACTCTTGATAGACGGGTCAATATGGACCGAAAAGACGTTCCTGATGCGGTCGAACTTGATCACCTGGTCGAATGAGTCGGGGGCCTCATAGTCCGTGACGAACCGGAAGTACCCAAACCCCACCGCGGCGGCTGAATTGACCGACGTGTCGTAGCATATGTCCGCCTGACTGGAGTACTCAATGTGGCGGATCATTCCCTCCAGCACTTCTGCCACGTCAGGGTCCGCCGCGTCGTCCACCGGATGGACGTGAATGCTGGGACGATTCTGGCGCTGATCGTTGGTGATCTGTCGCAGGAACGCCGGGTGCTTGTTGATCGTCAAGCAGGGGCGCTTCTCGATGGTGCGTTGACGCTTGGAGTCTTCAGGCCAATGCTCTCCCTTGAGAAACTTCAGATCTCCACGTGCGTCGTTGAAGTTGTCGTTCTCGGCAGTGCGACACACTCCCAGGCGCTTCTCGGCCTGCTTGATGATGTCGTCGTTTTCCTGGTCGGCCATTAGTGTACCTTGTGGAGTACGGGTTGAACGCTGCGAGCCATCAATATCTCAGGCTCTTGTTGGATTGTCTGAAATCCGAACTTGCCATACCAGTCAATGAGGTGCTCGTTCCCCTCTTCAACATGAAGAACTAGCAGCATCTTCTGAATGTCCGCGGTTTCGCAGGCGTGCTGAATGAGCTTGCTTCCCCAACCCTTGTTGCGGTGCTCTTCTGGGACGAACACGTTGGTGATCTCCCACACCAGGGGTCTCATCTTGTGGGGCAACGCCTCGGTATGTCCCATGGAGAGACTGGCCGGGCCGATATGCAGCGAGTAGGTACTCATCCCATCCACCCTCCTACCGCGTGACCATACTCGAACGCCAGCTCTAACCTCTTGGGTTGGGGGTCTTGTAGGGCCACGGCAAGCATTCTGAACGCATCAGCGTAGTGGGAGCACCAATTGTGGAGGGGACCCAAGGATACTCCTGTCTTCTTGTCGAGCTTCTCCTGGTACTGTCTCAGAGCTTCCATGCCGGACTCTGTCTTCTTCTCGTCAAACCAGCAGCGAGAGAGTAGAAGGCGCGCGGCGTCAATACCGTCCTTCAGGGACAGCCTAGGAACCGCGGCGAAGTCAATCCCCATCTCCAGGGCCACTTCCTTCCTGGACTTGCCAGTACCCAACTCCCTCACGACCACGTCATGGGGGCCAAAATGATCGCCGTAGTTGTACTTGCGATCTCTCAACACCCTGGCGTAGTGATCCAAACCGTGGCCGGTAGCTTGGTACACGTCAATGATTCTGACTTCCCTGCCTACCTGCTGGTAGAACCAGATCACCATACTGTCTGATATGCCCAAGTCCCAAGCCGTATGTACCATCAAAGCCTTGTCGTAGGGCACTGAAGTGATTCTGCCGGTCTGTTTGGCCTCAGCCATCTCCTTGGCAAAGTACGCTCCGGTGATGGCGGCCTCAAACGAGCACTCCAACTCCTGTTCGTACTCGTTCTCAGGCATCATACGCCTCATTAGAGCCAGCTCTTCATCGGGAATGATGCCCGTCTCACTGGCCTTGAGTACCTGACAGAACCAAGTAGGGTCTTGAGTTGCGGATTTGTAGGCTGTCCCCAACAGGTTCCCCCACCCCTTGGGGGTGCCTGACAGATCTAGCCAGCCCTTTCTGTCGGATAGGGCAGGAATGATGATCTGAGTCAGCGTGCTGGGGGCAATGTCTTGCGCCTCGTCAGCTACTACACCGTCAAAGTACAGGCCTCGCAGGCGGTCGGCGTTGTCCGCCCCGTACAGCCTGATTTGGGCCCCATTATGGCCGAAGGTCACGGACAGGTCAGACTCGTTGATCTTGCCGCCCTCAGCGAGGATGGCCCCGGCGTAGTGCTTCAGGTAGGTCCAGGCAATGTCCTTGGCCTGTACGAAGAACGGAGCCAGGTAGGCATAGCGCGGATTGGGCTTGTCGCACAGAATCGCTTCTTTGATCAGCTTGTTGGTTCTCGCCACCGTCTTGCCGGCTCGCCTATGAGCAATGGTGATGGAGTACCGCGACTGCGCCTGGTGGTAGTTCTTGAACGCCTCTCTGGGGACATAGGGAATCTCGTCCAGGAAGTCCTGTACACAGTCCAGACTGGGAGGACTCTGAAGGTACCAGGTCTTCCACCTCAGTGGGTCAGTACGGGCGTCTTCCAGAGTTTCTGGGTCCAACCCCTCGATCTGGTCCGCACTATGGGTCAGTAGGGCGGTTTTGGTGGATAGGAACGCCGCCAGGTCAAGGTTGCTGGTGCGGTGACATACCAGTACCAGACTCCCCTTGAGGGATGGGAGCACGTCCGTCCGCATCCATGTGTGTAGCTGCTTCAACTTGCTCGGGTTGTTGGCTTCCGCTGACCGACGGTCCACAGGCTCGTCAATGAGTACAAGCGTGGGCTCAAACCCGAACAGGGGGGAGCCTATACCAATAGCCTTCACCTCGCCGTTGGCGGTGCTCCACTGTTGCGCTGAGGAGTCCGCTGGGGGAGGTGCTTCGAACAGCGCCGTATACTTGGGCGAGTTCACCAGGTGCAGCAGCTTCTTGCTCAGGTGCCTCGCCGCCTCTTGGGAGAACGACACTATGAGAATGCGAGGAGCTGGCTGAGTCCCCAACTCCCACGCCGCGGTCATCAGCGTGCCGTAGGCGGTCTTTC